CGTGACCCGTTCATCACCGGCCAGGTCCGCACGCAGCTCACCGGAGGCGGCAACTGATGGCGATCTACGTCACGCGCCAGTTCGATGAAATCGACGCGATCTGTTGGGACTACTACGGGCGCACTGAGCAGACGGTCGAGCCGGTGCTGCGGGCGAACCCGGGCCTGGCGGACCTGCTGCCCATCCTGCCCGAGGGCGTGGTCATCGACCTGCCGGACCTGCCCGAACCCACGACCCGCACCGTGCTGAGGATCTGGTCTGAATGAAGCCTGCGTTCCGCATCGAGGCCGACGGCGCAGACATCACCCGCCAGCTGGCCGACCGGCTGATTAGCATCCGCATCACCGACGAAGCGGGCCAGACCAGCGACCGGCTGGAGCTGGCCGTCGATGACCGTGACCAGCTGCTTGAAGTCCCCCGCTCCGGTGCGTGGCTGAAGGTGTACCTGGGCTACGACGAAGGCGGCAAGAAGCCCGCCTACATGGGGACGTTCGCCGTCGATGAAGTCGACCTGAGCAACGGCCCCAGGTCGATGACCGTGCGAGCGACGGCGCTGGAGACCGCGCCGACGATGAAGGAGCAGCGGACCCAGAGCTGGCACAACACCACGTTGCAGCAGGTGGCGCAGACCATCGCGCAGCGGAACGGGCTGCAGCTGCGGATCAGTTCCGGCCTGGGCAGCCGACAGATCAAGCACGAAGACCAGACCGCCGAGTCGGATATCGCATTCCTGACGCGGCTGGCGAAGAAGCTGAAGCTGACCGCGAAGCCGGTCGACAAGGTGCTGTGGATCACGGAGAGGGCGAGCAACATCCCCGCCAATGGCAGCAGCACCCCGGCGGCGGTGCCCGTCGTGCAGGGGCGCGACACCCTGGAATGGCGCGCCACGCTGAAGAATCGCGGGGCCTACAGCGCCGTGCGTGCGCGCTACCTCGACAAGCCGACGAAGAAGGAAAAGGTCGTCCGCGTCGGGTCCACCAGCGGGAACCTGCAGACCTACGAGGAGAAGGAACTGTACAAGGACCAGGCCGAGGCCCAGAAGGCGGCGCAGTCACGGCTGCAGACGTTGCAATCGGGCGAGGTGTCCATCACGTTCTCAATGCTGGGCACGCCGGAAATCACCGCCGAAGGGATGATCAAGCTCGAAGGATTCCGCAAGCTGGTCGATGGCGAATGGTACCTGAAGACGGTCACCCATACGCTCGACAGCCAGGGCTACCGCACCAGCGTCGCCTGCGGTACCAAGGGCGACGACAACAGCAGCTGGACCAGCGGGCGCGGTGCCAACGACAACGCCAGCGGCAAGGGCGGCATCCTGGCGCGGGCTGCCGACAGCTCTCGGGGGATGAGCACCAGGGGCGGCCCCGATGGCGGCAATCAGGCGTGCGTCTGGGCCGTGAACAAGGTGATGCGCAACGCCGGGCTGAGCGTGCCGTGGGGCAACGCGAACAGCGTGCCGGTCGCCGAGGCGGCGCTGAAGCGCAGCGCCATCCCGCTGACCGCACCGGAGCCCGGCGCGATTGCAATCTTCAACGACTCCGCAGGTCCGGCGCACATCGGCATCGTGACGTCCGGCGGCAACAGCATCATCAGCAACAGCAGCAGTCGGGCATCATTCTCGTGGGTCGCATCACCGTCTGAATACCGCAGTTATTACGGTGGTCCCATTAGGTACTACAGGCTCCGCTAAAATTGACGTGTCACAAGGTTGAGCTGCTGTGGTGGATCGCCGACAAATGAGCCTCGAACGGGTGCTGGCCGAGTCGGTGCCGATGATCATTGCGATGTCGACGCTCAGCATTGCGGGGCTGCTGTGGTCATTGCAGACCAGCGTCAGCGACATAAAGGCACAGCAGGCCCGGCTGCTCGACCTGGTGAAGGACAGCCAGGAAAGAATCCTGACGCTTGAGAACCGCGTCCGTGACCTGGAGATGAAGCCGATCCGATGACGATCCAGCTGCGCGACTTCTTCCGCTACTACGACGACACGAACCCGAAGCACCGGGCCGCCATTGAGGAACTGCAGGCGCGAATGCCCGCGTCGATGCTTGAAGACAAGGCGAATTGGGTCCGCATCTATCGCACTCCGGTCGCGCTGCCCGACGCGCCGACCGTCACCAACTGGAACGACTGGAGCAGCAAGGTCAGCCGGTGGTTCACCGTCGGCGAAGCGTTCCAGTGGGACCCGTACCGCCGCGACCGCGCCGATGCCACGGTGAGACAGAACATCTGCCGTCTGGCGAGGGAACTCGACAAGCTGCGCGAGAGGTTCGGCCCGCTCGGCGTCACCAGCTGGTACCGCGACCCGGAGACGAACCGGCGCGTCGGCGGTGTCAGCAACAGCCAGCACCTGACCGGCGGCGCAGCGGACGTCTATACGCTGGAGTTCGACGCGCGCGAGTTCGAGCGCTGGTGTGAAGCGAACTGGCCCGGCGGCGTCGGTCGTGGCCAGAGCTCCGGGCGCGGGTTCACGCATCTGGATCTGGGGCCGCGACGGGTCTGGGATTACTGACTGGGAACAGTGACAGCGGGCACCCTGATCGTTAGAATCTGGGCGTCTCAGAGGAGATGAAATGCTGAGCCTACTGCAACACCGAGACGACATCTTCACCGCTGCGCTTTACCTCCACGCTGCGGCGCTGATCATCGTCAATCTGACGCCGACGCCGAAGGATGACGCCATCGTTGCGCGCGCCTATCGGGTGCTCGAAGTCCTGGCCGGAATCGTCGGAGCCCGCGCCAAGGAATGACCATCGAACCGCAGCTGATCAAACAGCTGGCGCTCCATGAAGGCGTGCGCCTGAAGCCGTACCGATGCACGGCAGGCAAGCTCACCATCGGGGTGGGCCGCAATCTCGACGACAAGGGCATCACGCCAGAAGAAGCGGTCACGCTGCTGGAGAACGACGTCTTGGCGGTAACCGCTGCACTGAAGGCGGAACTGCCGTGGTTCGACCAGCTGGACCCGATACGGAAGCGCGTACTCATCGATATGGGATTCAACCTGGGCGTCGATGGTCTGCTTCAGTTCCGCAAGACGCTGGCGGCGTTCCAGGCGGGGGCCTGGAATCGCGCAGCGGACGAGATGCTGAACAGCCGGTGGGCTGTGCAGGTCGGCGAGCGTGCGCGTCGATTGGCGCGCATGACCCGCACCGGCAAGGATGAACTCTAGCCGCGAGCGCTTCCGCATCCTGGCGGCGGTGCTGACTCTGATGGTCGCCATCGCTGGCTGGCTGTCGTTCTACGATGAACGGGTCCGTGCGAAGTTCATGGACCTGGCGCTGCTGTATACAGGCAGCATGTTTGCCCTGATGACACCCCGCAACAATGACCAGCCTCCCACCGGCTCCGAGTGAACCGCTGAGCTGCATCTCGGAATCCGCCCGGATGTGGCTCCGCATCCGGCATCATGTGTTCCCGCTGCTCGACTCCGGTAGAATCAGCCTGCCCGATGCAGCGGCGATGGCTGGCGTCAGCCAGGAGGCGCTGCAGGAGCGGTATCGATTACACATTCTGAGCCATGAGACTGCCTGACTTCCGCATCCGCGAGCTGTGCCTGACGACCGATGAACTGCCGCTGATCAACCCGTACCGCGAGGAGCAGCTGAACCCCGCCAGCTACGACGTCACGCTCGGCTCGACCATCATCCTTGAGGAGCGGACCGGGTTCCGCACCATCGACATCAGCCACGCCACCGAAGACAGCCCGTACTGGCTGACGCCGGGCGAATTCTGCCTGGCCGAGACGCAGGAGACGTTCAACCTGCCCGACAACGTGGCGGCGCAATTCAAGCTCAAGAGCAGCCGAGGCCGCGAGGGCTACCAGCACATGCTGGCCGGGTACTGCGACCCAGGCTGGCACGGCAGCAAGCTCACCTTGGAGCTGAAGAACGCGACGCAGTGGAATGACCTGCCACTGTGGCCGGGGCTGAAGATCGGGCAGCTGGTGTTCGATGCGATGCTGCTGCCCTGCGAGCGCAGCTACCGGGTCACTGGCCGCTACAACCGGGATGCTGCGGTGACCGCCAGCAAGGGGTAGAATGTCCGGGTCTACCCGGTGCGCCAGGTGGGCTCGGAATCGACAAAGCCCGGAACGGAGAGGGCGGACTTGTCCGCACCCTGGTCTGGGCTTTTGTCGTTCAATGCTGCGGTCCCCCGGGTTTCGACAGCCCGTGAACCGCTGCCAAGGGTGTCAGTTTCCCAATGCCAGTTCAGCCTGGCGGTCATTGGAAAGCCTTGGCGAGGGTGATTGTAGCAGGAGTGATGGCGACCGGGGGCCGACCTGACTTTTCCTTTCGGCTATCACCGAAGCTAGACAGGACCCGGTCGCGGAGACGATGATACCGTAGTGTTGCGGCAAGCGGTGCCGTCGCATGGACAGTCCTCCTAAGCAACCTGACCCTGGGTCGTCTCCCGCCCAGGGTCTTTTACTGTCCGCAGCAGCTCGGCGGCGGCAGCCTCGGCCTCGTCCTGGGACGGGTAGTAGTCGCCCCAGTAGACGTAGCCGTCGTGCTGCGCCCAGGATTGGAACAGCGTGCGGGTGCCCAGCAGGGCAGCACCGCAGTCGGTGGGGCGAGCGGGGTGTGGGTAGCGCATGGCGGTGTGGGTGGTGGTGAGACGACGACGGCGGGGCCAGGGTCAGCTGCAGGCGGCGACCAGGGCCTCCCGTAGCGCGGTGGTGTTCATGCGGCTGTAGCCGCGCACCTGGCGGGCCTTAGCGACGCGGAGCAGCTGACGGCGGCTGAGGCTGGGGACCAGCGCAGGCAGGGCGCGGGCGACCACGGGGCGGACCAGCACCGGCGCGGCGGGCTCGATGGCCTGGCGGGCGGCGGGGTAGGCGGTGCCCAGCTGCTCAGCGACGAAGGCGCGAGCGGTGCGCTCGGCGGCGGCGACGTGGTGAGCGGCGTGACGGTCGTACCAGCGGCGGGCCTGGCGACCCCAGCGGACAGCGGTGCCAGCAGCTCGACCAGCGTAGCGTCCGGCAGTGGGGCCGTACTCGGCGATGGCGGCGCAGACCAGCAGCAGCAGCAGCTGGAGCAGACCGGCGACCCAGTAAAGGGCAGCGGCGGTGCGGGTGGCGGTGGAGACGAACGCGGTAGTCATGGGGTGTTCTCGGTAAGCCCCGCGTGAAGCGGTGCGGGGCGATGCCCCAGCCCGGGCTCGAACCGGGCGGCTGGCGTGGGTACCAGGGGGCTGCGGGCTAGGCTTGGCTGATGACCTCATCGATGGGTCCGTAGAGGGCCTCCAGGCGGGCGTCCTCAGCGGCCCAGCGGGCCTCTTGCGCGCTGACCTCAGCCATCAGGGCGTCGGTCTTGGCGATGAGGGCCTCGGTCTGGCGGTCGCTCTCGGCGAACCGGGCCTCGAGGTCGCCCAGCACTGCGGCCCAGTGGGCTGCGCGGGTGCGGAGGGCGGCGTTGCGTTGGCCTGCGGGGGTCTGAGCGTAGCTGGTCATGGTGGTGTCTCCTAAGCGCCAGCCGGTTGTGGCTGGCAGCGCCCGCCCTGGCCTTGCACCAGGGGGTCGGCGTCGTACCGTCGGGCGGTGACCCCGCGTCGTCGTCTCGTATTCGAATTTCAAGGTGCACGCCGGGCGGGCCTGACCCACCGGGCTACCGCCCATTATGCCACGGTAGCGGAGGGCGTGCGTCGCTCGTCTGATTGGGATTTCTTATCAGCCTCATAAGCGTTGCTTATCAAGAAAAAGCCCGCCAGAACAATGTCTTAGCGGGCCTGCCCATCAAGGTCAGTCAGGAATTAGCCTCTAGTTTCGCGCGGATTTCGCGCCGATGAGGCGGACCCGGCGGGTGTCCACTTCCTCGGGGTGCGCGCGGTGGTCCCACTGCACCAGCACCTTCCAGTTGAAAGTGCCGGTAGCGCGGTAGGGCTCGCCGACGATGACGCCTTCGGCTGGGAAGCGTTTCTCTACCCCGAAGTCCAAGGTCACCCGTTCGACTCGTGTTCCGGGCTGGAGCATCCACAGCTTGCCGGGCTTGCTGGCGCTCGTTGCGCGGCGCTTGGAGCGTTCCATAGCGCCGTCGTGGGTGCGTTCCCAGCAGTCACGGCACAGACACGCAGCGCGCCGGGCCTCGGTGCCGCCACGGACCAGCACGCCGCAGGTCTTACACAGCATCCGGGTCGCCTTCGTAGAACCAGAAGTGGCCACGGCAGAGGGTGCCTTGCTGGATTGCTCGGGTGATTGTGCGGAGGTGGAGCTCATTGGCGGAGGCGGCTTCTGCCGCGCTGGCATAGGTCGCGCCGTCAGAACGGATGACGGTCTTGGTCTTGCGATTGGAGGGCTTGCGGCCCCGGCCCCATTTGGGGTCACCATTGACTTCCATCGGGGCGGGTGGCCCGGCAGCTTCCCAGTGGAAGCCGCGACAGGTGCCGCCGCGTCGGATGGCGTCGAGGATGTTGGACCCGGCCCGACCGACGGACCTGGCAGCGGCAGCAGCGGAGGGGAACTCCTGGCCGGTCTCGACACAGCGGACCGGCTGAACGTGGACAATCATTCGCCCATCACCTCCAGGGCGCGGTCGATGTACCAGCGGGCTTTCTGTAGGTCGGTGGCGGCGCTGCCCTTATGGGGCGCTCGCCACAGGTACTTGAGGGCGTTGCCGATGTGATAGGCGACAGCGGGCGGGTAGTGGCTGATAACCTGCTCGATGGCGTCGATGCACTCGATGCCGCCTTGCCGGTAGTGCGGTGGGTGGTTCACAGGGTCAGTCATTGGCGTACTCCCAGTAGTGACCGCAGCATCTGGTGCGGTGGTGGATGGCTTCGTAAATGGCTGCTGCTGTGACGCGGTTGGCGCGGCCTGCTTCCGCCATTGACGGGTAGACGGTGCCGGTGTTGATGCAGCGCACCGGGGTGCGGCGTCCCTGGCTCTGGCCGGGCGGCGGCGGCGGCTGGAACCAGACCTTCGGGTCTTCGTCGGCGGGGTAGATGTGCAGCCCGCTAATGGGCCTTCCAGCGTCGAAGTTGGCGTAGTCCCAGCCAGTCTTGCGGCGGCGGAAAAGCGCCGCTATGGCGGCTGGGAGGCTCGGGAACGACTGGCCGGTTTCCAGCACCCGGACGGGGATGGCGCTCATGCACTCCCCTCCGTGTCATCGATGGGCGGGAACAGCGAGACCGGGCAGAAGCCATCGGCGCAAGGGTCAAGGTCGGACAGCGCAGACGTAACCAAACCTTCCAACGCGATGGTCCTCAGCCATTCCGACACGGTCAGACCAGCCGCGTCCGCGGCGTTTCTAATCGCCTGTCTTTCCTCGCTCGTAACCCTGAAATTCAACAGGCTGGTATAGCTTTCCATTCCTACAGCTCCTGAATACGGACAGTGGCGATGCCGTCAGTCGGGACGCCGAGACGGCGGGCGGCTTCGTAGGACAGGTCGATGGACTCACAGGCGCAGCGGTCGGTGATGGGCACCACCAGGGAGCGGCCCCGATGGCTGACGCGGACGCGGGTTCCGCAGGGCAGCCACGGGTGGGCGGCGCTGACTCGGTGGTCGCTGTAGGTGCCACCGCAGGCATCGGGGCGACCGTGGAACCAGCTGTGGTACACGGTGGCGGTGACGTGGCGACCCCCGTGATGGGCGTCAGCCGGGGCTGGCTGAATCAAGGCCAGCGCTGCGGTCATCTGCAGGGCGATGCGTTTCAGGTTCATGTTCTAGGCAGAGGTAATCAATTACAGCTTGGTTGGCGTCGTCGTAGGTGAACAGCTCACGCCAGGGACGCACCTGGCAGAGCACCCATCGGCCATCGCGGGGCAGTAGCTCGTACTTGCGGGAGCTGCGCCGGGCACGATCCCAGGCAAGGTCTTCGCTCATGACAGCCATTCCTGCTCAAGCAGGGCGACGGTACCTCGGTCGCGGTGGTAGCGGATGACCTGCAGCGCGGTGGGCAGGTCCAGTCCGTTGCGCGTCATTACTTCCACCAGGCGGCCCAGACGGTAGCGTTCAATGAATCCACGGTGGAATTCGAACATCGGATATCGCCTCACTTGCAGGTGATGCCACCGCCGAGCACTTCGGCCCGGGGCACGCAGTATTGTGGCTCAGGGCTGGGCATGGCCAGCAGCACGCCGACGCTGGCACCGATGGCGGCTACGGCGACCGTCCAGCCCATCAGCTGCTGGCGGCGGCGCTGCACGCGCTGCCGGGCGATGCGACGGCGCTGCACGGATTGGCTTTCAATGCGGGTCCAGTCGGACATGGTGCGGGCACCGTTCTGGAAGGTAGGCAGTTCAGGCATGGTTCAACGCTTGGTCAGTTCGGTGGATAGGTGGCGGACGATATCGACGAGGTGGTGTTGGCGCTCACGGAGGCGGGCGACCTCCTCCAGGCACTCGCTGACCACCTCGGCGACCTCATCGAGGTTGATGCTGGTGGTGTTGCAGCTGGCGATGGTGTCGAGCCGGTAGCTGATGGCGCGCTCGACCTGTTCCAGCTGGTCGGCTGCCTTGCTTAGGCGGACCGGCAGCGACTCCTCGCCGCGCAGGAAGGTAGACGCCGGACGGAAGTGGTAGGTCATGAGTAGGTCCAGTGGTGGCCGCCAGCGCGGCCATTGCGTTTGATAGCACCGTAGATTGAGTTGCGGTCGACGCCGATTGAGCGGGCAGCAGCGTTCCCTGATGGGAAGACCTGACCCGTCTCGATACAGCGGACTGGTCGCCACATCCCCGAGGACCGTCGTAGCCTCTCGCGGGGTGGCAGTAGCTGCCAGTCCGGATCGTCTGGTTCGATTGGGTCAACCAGCCAGCCAGCGCGACCGATTGGCAGGCCGTCGCGAACATTGCGGTAATAGGAATTGGGGTTACTAAACCCCAAATCTAAAATCGCGTCTTTAACGGTCGGGTAAACTCGACCTGTCTGGACGACACGCACTGGAATAGCCATCGTCTTGCGTGAGTAGTGGATGGTGGCCGGTACGACGGCCCGTCCCGGGCGGCTGGAACGGTGGTACGACCTCGACGGACGCCACGACCCCAGCCATCCGCTGCACGGTCTGTTCACCGGGCTCGCCATGCAGTACGGCGGTCAGAGCCCGTTCTAGAACGGGTCGTCAGCGGGCACGGCGTGGCCAGTGAACGCAGTGGCCAACTGCTGAGCAGTCTGGGCGACCTGGCTGGGCTGCGCTGCCTGCTGTACCCGGCGCTCCTCAATAGCCTTCTGGGTCTTGTAGTCCTCGCTGATGGACAGGCTCAGGTACGGCTTGCCCGCGTTACTGGTGCGCTTCCAGCCCGCCATGCGCAGCGGAATCTCGCCGCGTTCGTTGGGCTGGGCTGCGCTGA